AGGATTATATCAACAGAATAGATGCAAACAAAGTAAAGTCGTCCATACCTAAAGAGTCAGATATCATCAAAATGCTGAACGACGCACAAAAAGAAGCGGTTAGACGTGGAATTACTCTTGACAAATCAGAAAACTCTGCTAAACTTATAGATGTAGCCGTTTCACAAGGTGAAGTAAAGGTTGCACCATACCTAGCCAAAGTCATTGGCTACGACCGTCTCAGAAAAATCAATAATCGTGGAAAGCCCGAGGTTGCTGAACGCCAACAGGAAGCGGCGCAGGGTGGGATGCTTGCTTTGAATAACGGCGGTACAGTGACAGGACCTGCTTCCCGGCCTTTTCGACCCGACATGGCGCAGCTTGGTGATGTAGAATATCGAGCAGACCTAGAAGAGTACATTCAAAACGATGACCTTGCTCGTCTTGGGTATAACCTGTTTGAGTCGGGCGACCTAGAGATAGAAAGCGTAGTTCTACCTTCTGAGGAAGATAGAAAAATAACAGTGGGTGTAGGGGGTATGTACATCCCATCAGAGGGCGAGGGGTTTACAGCGAATAGAAAAAACCCTTCTAGAAATCAGAAGTTATTTCAAAGATGGGTGGAGCAGCAACAAGGACCTAACAGTTCAGACCTTGATAAACCTGCTGCTGTAGCTTTTGTAGGTAAGAATGTAAATTACGACAGACATCAGGCAGCGGTAACTATGCTTCACGAACTTCGCCACGCTGCTATAAGCTATTTAGAAAAAAAGTATGATATACCTAGACCGCCTCTTAGCTTTGAAGAAACCATGATGGACGCACAGGATTATATCAACAGAATAGATGCAAACAAAGTAAAGTCGTCCATACCTAAAGAGTCAGATATAAAAAATTTAAATCTCAGAAAGAAGGGCGCGTACGAAGATACGAACGTACGAAATCAGCTAGAAAACTTTCAAATGCTAGCTGAAGCAGAATTGATTAAAGAAAGAGGGGTCCCTCAAAGACAGCCCTCAATTCCACAAGAAGGATTTTTTGAAAAAGGTTTCAAATCTTTGTTCAACTAATTAGTCAGCTACCCGCTTAACCGAGCGGCCCTGACGTAACCGAAGCGGCTACCTACAAGCCAAGTAGCCCCGCACATGAGGTAAATAAAATGGCAAAAGTAAAAGGCCAAAGAGCCAACAAACCAAACGACTCATTCGGAGTAACAAATAACGACCAACTATATCGTGGAAAGTATCGCGATGAAGTCTACAAAGATGAAGAAGACCAAGAACAGGTAGAAGCATCTGAAGACGAGTCAACTGACCCCGCCCCCAAAAAAGCGGCTACTCAGGAAAGCGATAGTTTTGTACCGCAAAAGGAAACGAAAGACGCGGAACACGATTATAAAAAGCGTTATGATGACCTGAAGAAACACTACGACAGCAAGGTCGGTGAGTTCAAAGAAGAGATAGCTACCCTTCGAGAAACCATGAATAGCCGTGCTGTAGAAATGCCAAGGGGTGTAACACCACCGCGAACTCAAGAAGAACTAGAAGAGTTCAAGGAACGGTATCCCGACGTGTTTGAGGTGGTTCAAACGGTTGCGTCTATGCAGACGGAATCACAGGTATCTAAGCTTCGTGACGAGATTGGTACTATCAAGGAACGGGAACAGCAGTTAGAAAAGCAGAAAGCCTACGAGGAACTGCTTCGGTTGCATCCAGACTTTGATGAAATCAAGACTACAGACGAGTTCTTGAAATGGCTCGAAGAGCAGCCACAAACTCTTTCAGATGGTATTTACAAAAACAATACTGATGCAAGATGGGCGGCTCGTGTCATCGACCTTTATAAGGCCGACGCTGGTCTTAATAAACCAAAGAAGTCGAAGCGTCAAGAAAGTGCAGCGGATGCTGTTACCAAGACTGCCGCGAGAGAAGTAGCTACTGACCCCAACGCGGGTAAGAAGGTCTTCAAGGCTTCGCAAATCGCCAAGATGAAACCTTGGGAGTTCGAAAAGATGGAATCTGAAATCGACTCTGCAAGGGCTGAAGGGCGAATCGACTATAACTCTTAATCCTCAAGGAAGGGATTGAACTATGGCTTTTAATAGCGCATCAGGTTACAATAACCTGCCGTCTGGGAATTTCACACCTGAAATTTTCAGTCAAAAAGTTCTCAAGTTCTTCCGTCGTGCATCGGTTGCAGAAGATATTACGAATACCGACTACGCTGGCGAAATTGAAAACTTCGGTGATACAGGACGTAACATTAAGGATCCAACAATCACCGTGTCTGCTTACTCACGCGGTTCAGTGGTAAACCCACAGGACTTAGCGGATGACCAGATTACTATGGTTGTTGACCAAGCTAACGCATTTGCGTTCAAGATTGACGACATCGAAGAGCGTCAGTCACACGTCAACTTCGAAGCATTGGCTACTTCTTCAGGCGCATACTCCCTGAAGCGTAAGTACGACGCTAACGTTCTTGACCTCATGGCAACTGAAGCTGGTCTAACTGGCGAATCAGGTGCTTCTGTGGCTCAGATTGGCAGCATCGGTACTCTCGGTACAGCTTTGGATATCGGCGGCAACGCAAATCCCGGCAATCTAGCGGTTAATACTATGCTGGCAATGGCTCAGTCACTTGATGACCAGTCTGTTCCAGAAGAGAACCGTTGGTTCGTTGCACCACCAGCTTTCTACAAGCACCTGTTCTCAGCAGGAGCAAAGTTCGCAGAAGTTCAGGTAACTGGCGACGCGACTTCTCCACTGCGTAACGGTCTGGTGTCACTAGGCAACATCGCTGGTTTCCAGTGTTACAAGTCAACTGCACTCGTTTCTAGCGGTGCTACTGACCAAGTAACCATTACTGGTCTAGCAACAGATGGCACAGAGAACGTTATTCTCGGTGGTCACATGTCATCAACTGCAACTGCTTCGCACATCGCGAAGACTGAAGTTGTACGTTCAACCGAAACTTTCAGCGACATTGTTCGCGGTCTTCATGTGTTTGGTCGTAAGGTCATGCGTCCTGAAGCCCTCGTACGTGGCGTAATTTCACTCTAAGGGAGACTAGAAAATGGCTGATTATACAATCACTGGTGCTGTTGCTGGCGTTCCCGCTGGTGTGAAAGCACAAGTTCTGGAAGTTGTTCTGGACTTTTCATCAACAAGCCTAACTACATCAGACTCAGTAGAAGTTTTTGAACTTCCTGCTAACACTCTGGTTATCATGGCTGGCTTAGAAACCCTAACAGTCGCGTCAACTGGTTCTCCAGTTCTTGACTTGGGTGACGATGCTGATGATGACATCTATGCTGCTGCAGTTAACGGTCACACCGCTGTAGCTACAGGCACAACAAGCGTAGGCAAGTTCTACACTGCTGCTGACACCATCGACTTGATTGCTAACACAGCAACATTCGACGGCAAGGTACGTTGTTATGCTGTCATCGCTGAACTAGGTACTGCAGAAACTGCAGCCGCGTTCGCCTAAATAAAATAGTCGGGGGGCAGGGCAACTTGCCCCCTTGACAGACCCGCAAATACGTGATATAAGCAAGAACCATTTGCCGGGAGATATACCATGTTTACAACATTTGTTAAAGTTTGTTCAGTAGTAGCGGTCACAGAGTGTACTGAGTTTCAAGATACCCTTGGTCCCTACAACACTAGAAAAGAATGTGAAACCAGAGCCTACGAAATGGCTCAAGATTTGATGACAGTAATTAAACCACCAGTAGAATATAGCTACAAGTGCGTATCGGATAATAAAGGTTATGCCACGTAAAAAAGAAGCACCTATAAAGAAGACTACAACGGGCAAGAGTGCAAACTACCGCCCTACCAAGTCTGGTGCAGGTATGACTAAAAAGGGTGTGGCAGCGTATCGCAAAGCTAACCCCGGTTCTAAATTAAAAACAGCAGTAACAGGAAAAGCAAAGCCGGGTAGCAAAGATGCTAAACGGCGTAAATCTTTTTGCGCTAGGTCTGCTGGACAAATGAAGAAGTTTCCTAAAGCAGCTAAAAATCCTAACAGCCGTTTGCGTCAAGCAAGAAAGAGATGGAAATGTTAGCAAGCCTAATTGGTCCTGCTACTGACCTTATTGGTAAGTTCGTAGAAGATAAAGACCAGAAAAACAAACTAGCGCACGAAATTGCTACTATGGCAGAGCGTCACGCACAGGAACTAGCCAAGGGGCAGCTAGCTGTAAATGCAGAAGAAGCCAAACATAAAAACATATTTG